ATCGGTTGATTGCTGTTGTGATTAGTATAGGGTCAATCCATCTCACAGGCGAGGTATCCTAGACACTTCACCAAGTGTCCTTCAACCTCACTATCGCTCAAACCATGGCGCGATGCTGTCTCACGCACAGTGGCGATGGGAGCACCCCACAGGAGGTCGATCAGGAACTTCAGTTCAGGGGCGGTCAGGGGGACTTCAGCAGTCTTCATAGGTCACAGGGGTCAGAGGGGCATTACAGGCGCTTCTAGACGCCTCAGACGAACGATAGCACGGTGGGTGCCAGCGGTCGTAGGATCTGCATGGCACTGTAGGGTGTGGTATCATCAATGTCAACCACATCTCCTACTTGCTTTGAATTGATTGGAGCGTGATATTTTTTTGTTTTTGTGTTGTAAAATCCCCATACTGATCTAACTTGCTCTGAAGTGTAGCTAAATTCACGATGGTTAACACACCAAACACGAACAAGATTACGCTTGGGAGTGTCAAATTCGTATGAGTATCCTTTAGGTGGGACATGGGGAAATTCAATCATCAGCAGTAAACAGGAGAGTAATCAGAACCAGCGTATGCTTCAGTGTTGAAGTCAGTAACCTCAGCACCGTTGGCGATCAGGTTACGGATAGAATACAGAGCATCGGTCTTGACAACAGTGCTGAAGGAAGTCATCTCGCTCTCAGCACCAGGATGCCAGATCACACGCTTAACGAAACGCTTGCCACCAGCGACAGGGAAGAAGTCAACCTGGGTGGCGGAGTTCAGGAGTTGCATGGGTGTCTCTCGATTACCTTGTAATCATACAGCGTCCAGGTGCGCCGTGACGGTAGAGTGTGCCAGTTCATCAACTGGATAGTTTGTGATGTATAGGTGCTGAACTTTGGCACTAGAATGATCCTTGTCCTTACCAAATCGCTGAGCATACTGGAAATCCTTGGTCATAATGTGGAAATCCTTGTATGCTTCGCGGTAAAACTCATGGTCAGAGTGGACAATCATCCACTTATACGGAGCATTCTTTAGTTTTTCCGCAAGACGAGAGTGAACATCATCACCACCATCACCACTATGGTATCCAAGACGCTCAAGATACGGAGGATCAATGAATACAAAGTCATCTGCTTCCGCACGATCAAGTGCTAACTCAAAGTCACCATGTAGGATGGTAGATTGTCTGAGCATGTCCCAATACTGACCAGAGTTTTCATACGTCAGATTACAAGCAAATTTCTTATAGTGACCGAATGGCACATTGAATTCGCCATTAGCATTGTATCTTTCCATACCAGAGAAGCATAACTGACGCACAGTAATGTATGCTATAGCGCGTGACCAATATGTTTGATACTCAGGATCAAATGGTTGATTGATGTCGTTACGCGCATCATAGAACAATTCTTCTAGTTCATCATGTCCCATCTTACGCAATTCGTCTGCTCGCATAGTCAAACGACGCAAACCTTGGTTGTCTACGATACTACGATAGAGATTGATTATCTCCCAGTTAGTATCACACAGCACAGCAGGTTTACCGATGTGAAATGACACAGCAGCACCGCCACAGAATGGTTCAACCACACGATTGAACTCTTTGGGCATCATCTTGGTAATAGTCTTCAGTTCACGAGACTTACCACCCTGGTATTTGACCAGCGGTTTAAGCATAGATCTTTTCCTCAAGAATAGGACCGACAACCTCCTCAAAGAAGGCGAAAAACTCATCAGCAGTGAACAGATCACATTTGAGAGTGTCCAACATCCATTCTACACCATAAATGTTGACATTGGGGTATTTCTTCTTCACATCAGCAGGGATCTCACGGATACAAGGCACAAAGTAACCAGAGAACACACAACGATCATACTTTTCATTGACAGCAGCACACACTGCCTCAATTTTGTCGTTGCTAGCAGGTTTCTTTTCAGTATCAAAGTTGAGGTTACACTTGCTCTCAAGATAATAGATCAAGTCATCACCAAACAGGTGATCAAGTTGGCGGTTCTTGCCATTGACCTTGATCTTGTTATTCTCTTCGATAAGATTGGTGGTGCAGGCGCTGATCACATTGTTCCAGAAGATCTCAAGTTTGTTACCAACTTGGATCAGCACACTGCTTTGACTGGTGTTGTCGCCAAGACCAGCAGCGATCATAATATAACTATCAGTCTTGGGTGTTTTAATGCCCAAGATGAGAGGCAAAAGGTTCTCTTCAAGATAAGACATGCTGTGGTCTTGACTACTCATATAGTATGGCATGAAAAAGGGGCGGTGTCAAGCGCCCCAACCAGTTCCTTAACTGTCACCCCAGATCGGGTGGAGTTCTGTTTTAGCATGTTCAGTCTTGTTAATGTGCTGCTCCCACATAATCGCATCCTCTAGATTGTAGAAAATAGCTTGTTGTTTCGCTTGTCCCTTCTTCTTGTTCTTCATCCACACAACTGCATACTTCATTCCAATACTCACGAAAAACTACAAGATTTGCTTGGTATCGACCATTACGCTTAGACTTATCTGGTCGATCAATAAAACAGATTGTGATATAGTCATCACAGATGAAGTTCACCCACCCTTCGGTGTGGTGATACTGGACCATCATACCATGCTCAAACTTCATTCGTCAATAACATCAAAGAGTTTACGATCTTTGTTTTCTGGTGGTGGGAGACGGAACATCTCCCTAAGATCATTGAGATCAGTCAATTGTTTTTGTAAGTTGTCGATCTGTGCTTGCAAGATCTGAAAGTTCTGATCATTGTTCTGCTGAACTAGCAGCAAGTTTGTCATCGCTGCCTTGAAATCTTCTTCGCTCATGATGTGTCAAGTTAGTGAGTTGTCGTTGAAGTTCTATCTCAACCGATATCAGTTTACAATACAGAAATTGTTTGTATTGATTGTCCTGTATCAAATTGGTGACATTATTTATTTGCTGCAATGCCAACAGCAAACGCTCTTTCTCATTCATCAGTAACGCTCAGGGAGTTTATCATATTGCCATTTTTGGGCAATTTCATCTGCGAAGTCAACCTCACGGTGACCCATCATCAAAGATTTTAGCACAGTTGCTTTCTCCATCCCTTTTCTGTGATAATCTATCACATCTTGGATACAAGATAGCATCTCCTCATATGCTCGTCTGCTCGATACTTTATCATCTTGGAGGTAATCATCGATGCAATCTTGCATACGATCTTTACGCTGTGTTTCATACTCTTTCTGCCAATAGTCATTGGAAACTTGAATGTCAGGGCGTCCTTCAATAGTCATCAGTGGAATTCCTCATTACGGCAACGGTCAAGATATTCTAGCACTTGGGAGCGCCATTCCATCAACTCATGGTAACATTTCTGATTGTGAGCACATTGGCGCAGTGCTGGATCGGGTTTCAATACGCTTTCGTAGAAGAGACCCAGGGCATCGCGGCGTTTCTCGTGCTTGCTGTTGTCCATGGTTGACTGTCGAACTACATGTATTTTAGATTGTTTTGTGTGAGTTTCTGTATAAACTCACACTATCTTAACTATTCAGGCAAACTCAGTGGCAGCAACACCTTTGACAAAGATGCTGTCAACCACACGCTGGAGACGCTTCTCAGTCTGCTTACCATAGTTGGTGAAGACAGGCACAGTCACAAAACCAGTGCGCTTGCGATAGAACTGACACTGACCAGCAGGGATTTTACCAGCAGCAATGTCAGCAGCATCACGCTTGTCAAGACGGATCACACGTCCGATAGTCTGTGCCATCTCAATCACAGGCAGGTTGCGAAGGAGAATAGTATGGGTGAGACCAGGCACGTTGATACCTTCAGACAGGATGCTGTAGTGGAACATGATAAACTTACGGCTGGGATCTTTACCCCAGGCATCAAGAGTGTCAAAGAACTCTTGACGACCGACCTTAGTTTTGTTCACATAAGCACCGTGCTTGCTGGTGATGTGGAGCACATCATAACCACGATCAGCAAACTCCTGCATCACATTAGTGCCAGTAAGCAACGCCCACAACACACGAGTGTTAGGAGCAGCAACCAGGATTTTCTGAGCAGCATCATCGTCAAGTTTGGCAACGATGTCAGTCAGCACCTGGCGGTCATTCTCAGCAGCGAGCAGAGACTTGTTACGCTCAATATCAACAACGTGAGGCATGATGGTAGGAGGGATGATGCTACCATTGCTGATCAACTCAGGAGCAGGCACATTGATCAACTCACTACCATACACATCAGTGTTGTTCATGCTGATAGCACCACCACGATACTTAGGAGTGGCAGTCAAATAGTATGCTTGCTTAGCAGTCAGCGAAGCAGCAGCAACTTCTTTGAAGAAGTCACGACGCACAGAGTTGTGCGCCTCATCATAATAGATGGTGTCAACATCAATACCTGCCTCGTTGATACGACGCAGAGAGTTGTAGGTAGTGAAGATCAGTTGGTGAGTGTTAGCAGCAGCACACACAGCAGCATGACACTGGATCTCTTGGATCTTGGTGGTGCTGGTGCAGTCAACCTCACCGCTGTGAACATGCATCACAGCAACATCAACCTTACCATTGAGTTCAGCAAAGAACTCTTCATACAACTGAACAGACAGCAGGATGCGAGGAGAGACCACTACGATCGTCTGAGGGCGGTCTGCCGCTTGCAGGCGACGCAGAGTGTCAAGGATCATCACAAGGGTCTTACCGCCGCCCGTAGGGCAGGTCAGGCGACCACGGTCAGCAGACAGCAGAGCATCGAGCATCCGCTGCTGGTGGGGGCGAAGGGTCAGGGTCATGCGGTGCGTCGTTGATGTGAATAGTATAGGGCATGAGAAAGGGGTCCGAAGACCCCCTGTGACAGTTTATTGATCGTCTACGCGATCCACAGATGCGATGTCGCAGACAGGAACCTCATGCTCACCGCCAATACGATACCAATGCATCATATAACCATGGTATTCTGGGTGTGCTTGGTATTCAGCAGTGTATTCAAACTCACCCAAGTATTTTACTTCGCTTTCGGGAATATTGTGATCACGGAGCATCGCTTGCAGTTGCAGATGCGTCAATTCATATTGTGTGGGGACTTTCATGCTGTTTCACAAGTGTCTCACCACCATAGCACGGGTGTCAACCCCGTGTCAACCCTAGGATGCTGGTGGATTTACGTTCTCAAATACAATGTTAGCATTTTGATCAAAGACTAACACTCTAAAATAGAAATCTGGATCGCTGCAATATGCTTGTGGTGGAAACCATTCAGATGCATTTAAAACTGCAACTTCTTCGCTACTATATTCAATGGCACAGTCTCTTTCTGCTCCCATGATAGAAATAATATCATCAGGAACATAGTCAGCATAGAAATCTAGACATGCTTGCTTCTTAGCGTCATCAAATCCAGAAAATTTCTTGTTTTCAAAATGCAATAGGCAGACATTGTTCATTGCACAATGACTACCTGCTAATTCAAATGAAGATAGACTTTCGATTGTGGTAATCATGCTACATCCTCTCCGTTATCAATTCTAGAAATAAGATCATCAAGTGATCGTTTGATACTATCTAGGTTTTGATGTTGATTACTCCATGGTGTTCCTTCAACTCCAAGTGCAACAGGATTTTCCCTCATAGCACGGATCATTGCATCAGTATACATTCTATCAGTAATATCTCTAACCATGAGATATCTCACCATCTTATCCTTAAACTGAGTATAGAAGAAGTGAGCAGGTAATGTCCACTGATCTTCAGTGTCAAGATAAACTGCATCGGGGTTGTTTACCTTATATACATTGACAAATGCATCAGGTGACATTGGGAACTTGATAGTTTTTACGTCAGTAACGTCTGCAAATAGTGCAGGAAGATCTCTCAGTTTCTGGCGATAAGTTGTGTATAGTGCTTTGACTTCATCTGATAGTGGACTATCAGAAAGCATTGCAAAATCAGTTTCTTGAAGTAAGAAGTTGCGAGCAAGACGAACAGTAAACCATGTTTCAGATCTAACCTCACCATACATGCGTCCCATTTCTTCTTGGAACTCTTCATTCTGTAGTTGCTCAATGTTGAGGAAAGTTTCTTTTAAAAACTCATAGAAAGATCTAGCAGCCTCTATATCAGACTGCTCCATCTCATAATCTTTCCATTCATATTCACCAGTCTTGAAATTTTTGATGAATTTGCGTCTCTGCACATGGTAGGTATTGTTATCATACCAAGTAAATTCAACTAGACGATCCTTTTCAGTATCCCAAAGAGGATACAACTTAGGACGAACAGTATCGGTCCAATAAGTATCAGGAACAGTCTTCATGATGCCCCTGTAAACAATGGCACGATCCATCAAGTTCAATTGAATGACCAAATTTGGTACATTACTATCTGCTACAATACCCATGAGAGGCGAATATACTATGTGCTCCTTCTATTTAGAATGCTTTAATTAGATACTTGACTAGGAAGTATGGTTCGATCAAAGGGATAACTTGATCTGGATCTAGAACAGCAGTTGGAATAATTGGAGTTGCAGATGACAGTGTTAATGTCAAATCATTAGCAAAAATACCAGATGTATATGTAGATCCTGCTGCACCGCCAACAGAATATGTTTGCTTATCTCCAGAGGTTGGCATTTTACCTTCAGAAGCAACAAACACTAGTTCAGTTGTTTGATCATTTTCATATGTAATTTCGAGAATACCATAGTGGTCAGAATTTGTGCTCTGATCTGTTCCCTGTGCTCTGGTTTGTCTGATAGAAAATCTAGTTGTTTCAGTTTTAGCAGCTTCTGGAAGATCGATACTATAAGTATACCAATTTGTTGGATTACCTCCAGTGCCTGTTCCATCATAGTCAGAATTGAGTTCTGCTGTAGTTGGAAGTGGAACAAGTTGACCAATAAATCCAGAACTTGGGAAATTTAAACTTTCATCAGTATTATAATATAAGAAAAGTTCGTCACCACCATTTTCTGGAGTTTCTCCACCGTTCTTATCGTTACCTCTCGCTGCTTTAACTGTAAGTCTCTTAATATCAGAAGCATCAACAGTATCTAAAGTAACAAATCTGGTTGATTGGGTGCCACCAAATTTCAAATATGTTGTTGGTTCATCGCTGCTAACAAGAGTTAATCCTTCCAACTCACCAGTAACTTCACTAAATCCAACGGTAGCATAGTTATTGACACCAACGCCATTTAAGATACGAACTCGTGGTGCTTCCGTGTATCCACTACCAGAATTTGTTAGAGTAATGCTAGAAATTTTATTTCCAGAAACCTGAACTGTTGCAGCAGCACCAGATCCACCGCCACCACCTTCAAATACAATTGTTGGAACTTGTGTTGTTGGTAGTTTGAAACCATTAGTTGAGTTAGTTCCAACACCAGATGAATAGAAGTTCACGCCATTATCTTGGTCACCAGATCCAGCAATGAATACATCACCAAT